GCTCCAGTTCGACGTGTAAGCCGTGATCTCTAGCGACGGGACGACCGTTCCGACTGTGGGTGTGAACAGGACGGCACCGTCGAGGAAGTCGGGTTCGATGTCGCCGAAGACCAACGGCGTGTGCAACTGAGCGGAGTCGAGGAAATCCGGGCTGATCTCGTCTGCGGGCGGTGCTGCCGCTTCCACTTCGACGGCGAGCAGGCAGTAGTCCCATGTCCCGGCGCCCGTGGCGTTGAGGTCCACCCAGGCGACCGACGTTGACGTCGAACTGTTCCGCCACTGGATTTGACGGGCGATGAATATCGAACCCGACCCGTTGTGTTCGGAGATCTCCGTCCAGCCCGAACCAACTGTGACAGCGTTAGCGTTTGAGCAGTCGCAGGCGGCGATCCCGAGCACAATCGAAGTCGACGCGGGTGCAGCGGAGAGAGTGATCGACTGCGCGCCCGGGTCCCTAGCGGAACCTGAGGTTGAAACCGCCGAAGCGGTGGCGCCGGGTTGGTCAGCTACCGCAGCAGCACCGAAGATCTCGCCCACCCACAAACGGACAGCGTGGATGTTCGTGTCCCACGCACCCGACCCCGCCTGTTGGATCGTTTTGGAACCACCTGTGGCGTTGTCCGCCATCCAAACTTCGGAGTGGGTGGTGTTGGGCCGACCGGTGTTGTAAACCGACGCTTTCTTCACCCACGTCAACCCTGATGTGGTGGGTGTGGGGATCGCCGCGGAAGCGTCGGCGCCCTGGTTGTCGTAGGAGATGACCGCAACCAGCAACGAATCGTCCGCTGTTGTGAACGAACCGGACGTGTAGTCGCCGGAACCTTGCGAACCGGAGTGGGTCACTGGTGCCACATCGAGTCGTTCGATGAACTCGAAACCCAGCACCAACGGGTCGAACAGGGTGGACCCGTCGAGAAACGCCGGTTCGATCTGCGTCTGTGGTGGCGCCGGGTGGACGATGATCGTCTGCGCCCGCCACGCAGCCGACACAGCTTTAGCGAACGTACCCGGATCTTGAGCGGCACCAGTCGTCAACTGGCGTGACGCCGCTGAGATCATCCCACCCAAGTTCGTGCCGGCGGTCCCGCACGCTTTCTGCAACGGCGGGGAGGGCGTGTAGTTGGTGGGTGGTGTGGTCACCCAAGTGTCGTCGTCGAGTTCTTCCAACGCCGCACCGAACAACGCTATGAACAGGTAGTCGTTGGAGATGCCACCGGTTGGGGTCACCGACGGTGGGTTCGGAGTAGCTGACGTGGCGGTCGCTGTCGTGCCGATCTGCGGTGCGACCGTTTTGTCCGCACCCGAAATTCGGTAGGTGATATGAGCGGAACGGGTCGACGCCGACGAAGTGAACGTCGGGTTGGACGGCACCCCGGTCCCCGTGTACCGAAGAATCTTCAACCCGATAGCGGCGTTCTCGTCGAGGACTTCCGTCCAGTCGGTCAAAGCGTTGAGGGTCGCCGCCGTCGACCCGATGCTCATCAAAACCAACACCAGGTCGGTTGACGCGATGCTCGCCGGGAGTGTGACAGCGTGGCTGGTGCCCGCCGTGTTTACGCTCGACTCGTTGGTCCCCTCAACAACTGGGTGTGCCATTTAGGTGCGCCCCCAGCCTTGTTTTAGGTTACTTGTAGATACCGGAAGCGTTCCAAACGATCGTGATGTCGCCACCGGAAGGGGTGAACGGCAACCCGGTCGCCGTGTCCCACCGGGCGATCAGCGGCGAAGTGGACTCCACCGTCGAGTCGAAGTAGAGAACCAACGATTCGAACTGGTCGCCTGTCACCGCCGACATCACCGAATCGGCCGCGTCGCACACACCAGCCGCCACAGTCCCAACCGTTTTCGTGCCCAGTGTTGCGGTCCCCACACGTCCGGGGGCGGTGAGGTCGGCGAGGTCCTGGTTGGTCGCCAAGTTGGGTGTCACGTCGGTGTGGTCGATGCCGATCACTTTTATCAGGTCGGTGTCGAAGTCGGGGATGGCGTGGGCACCGTTGCCGTTCCGCCTGTTCAGGAAGTTGTCGAAGAAACCGTTTGCCACGGCATGACCTCCAATGGTTTCGACCCGTTGGGGGATGCCCCACCGAGCGCTAGGTGTTGGTTTGGTGGACGGATGACTGTGTCGGCGACGGTGAACCCGGCTGCTTCGAGCGCGGCGCGGGACGCCTGCCACACACCCGGTGAAACAACAACCGCGCCCGCGTCGTCAACGGTGAGGTGGTAGGTCTTCTGGTTGTGGACCGTGTTGCACCCGAGACAGGCAACAGGTTCCGTGTACGGTCTGCCGAGGTCCACAACGAGAACACGACGGTTCCGGATCCGATGGTGGCGGAGTCGAACGCCTGCCATTCAAGACGACTTGCGGGGGCGACCGGGACGCCGTTTCGGCAACTCAGGGTCGGCGGCGACCGTCTTCTCAGGCGGCGCCAGATCCTTCGTTGTCAACCCACCCGTCTTAGGTGCGGGCTCGTCGCGCTCTTCGGCGGCGGGCGCGGTCGCCGTCTCCGCCTTGGCGCGCTGCGCCACCGCTTCCGCGATGCCGTTCGCGCAATACTTCGCCGCCTCAGCGTCAGGCAAATCGTATTCGCTGCCCGGCGGTCCCCACGGGACGCCGTCCCGAGTGCCCGACAACTGGTAACGCATTCTGACTTTCATACGAAATGACTCCTGATCTGAGTGACCTTCGATTTCACACCGGTCACCTGAGCTGCCAGCGCCGGTCCGGACGGAAGCTTCCACGGGTTGTCAATCGCGATGGTGGCGTCAGGCAGAAAATCCAGGTAAGCGCCCGACTTGAACACCGACCACGGTGTAAACACCCGGCCGGCGTTGACGAACACCCGGTACCCGACAGACAGGTTGAACACCGGGTTCCGCCAGTTACCTTCCGCCAACGCAACCGCGTGGGCTTTGTTGTTGATCTGGCACAACCCGAGATCCCTCGAGCCTTTGTAGGCGCCGTCGGCGGTATTCCGTCCCATCGCCTCCGTGTCGCCACCCGACTCAGCGAGGATGACCGCTGTCATGATCGCCGCCTCCGCGATCGTCCAACCAGCGGCGAGAACCCCACCGTAAATCTCGTTCGGTGCCAGTCTCATTCCACCCTCGAGAACGGCGCGGGCGGCACATCAACCATCTCCACCCGGTCGATCACCAAATGGATACGGTCGATGTCGGTCGGGTTATCCACCCGGTGCGGCTCCCAATGTTTCACCGGAAACGACCGCCCCGCTTCCACAGGCGAACCGTCGAAAGTGCCCGCCACGACAATCGGCACATGCCACCGTTCGTGGTATGGCCCCTCGTCGATGTGCGGTCCTATGAACCCACCAGCGGGCACCTTCGCAACCCAAGCGGTCCACACCGGTTCGAACTCGATTAACACGAACCGGAACAGACCAGCCGCTTGTTTCGGTCGCTGCCCTTGAACCAGGACAGCGAACTGGTAGCCGGGGTTGACTTCGTCTTGCGTGGTGACCGGCATCGCCCACGCCGACATCGGGAGCTGTGCAAGAGCCGAAACCAGTTGTTCGGGATCGAACTGCGGTCCCGGCTCTTGCATGAGCACCATTCGACTCAGATAGCCGAGTGGGTGAAGCTCTTTATGGAACCAGTTAGGTCCACAAGAGCAGCGTCTGCGCGCAGCAACCCACGGAACGACACCATGTCAGAGTCGAACCGGAACTCGTCGGAACGCTCGAAACGGACTCCGCCGGCGTAGCGCACAAAATACGTGCTCCAATCGCCGAAGAAGATCGACTCTGCGCTCGCCGCCGGTGAGGCAACAAACGGGTCGATGTACACGGGCTTCCCGAGGATGGTGTCGGGGGATCCGACTGTCACCGCGGGTTGCCACACATACTGACCGTCCGTTGTCTTGATCCGACGCACCAGCGACGCGGTCGTGTCGTTCATCACGAACGCGCACGAACTCGACGCCCGGTACGGGGAGATCACCGAGTGGTACAGGCTGATGAGCAGGTCGAAACCCATCCCAACCGTCGACTGTGAACCGAACGTCACCGTGGTGCCCACAGGGCCGGTCACACCAGCGCCGGCGTCCACAGCGATGCCCCGTGGCATCGTGGTGCCGGTCCCGGTAATCAGGTGGGTGCCGAACGAGTTACCCAACGCCCGACCCACTGAGCGGGCCAGGTAGCCGAGCAGGTCGACCCCGGTGTCGGACACCAGTTCCCGTGACACGTCCACCAGGCGCCCATATTTGAACGCCCCCAGTGCGACCTGACCGAACGTCGGGTCGGATTCGAGGATCGTGCCGGTTTCCAACACGATCGCCGGGTTGGCGGTGTGCGTGAGGGTCTTCGGGATCTGGATTACCTCACCAGACGCCGTGTTGAGGACGGTTGGTCCCGCCTGCAGCACGCCCGAGACTTCGATCATGTGCTCTTGCAACTGGTTGTAGAACGACGTGGGAACCGTGTTCAAACCGGCCGCGGCGGTCAGCTTCGACAGGTCACGTTGCGAGGTGGGCGACGTCCGGTCCGGTCGGATTTCAATTGATCGTGGCGCGCCGGGGTCGCCCCGTAAGAACGCTCGGATCTCGTCTTCCAACTGGCTTTCGTTGACGCTTTCGCTGGTGCCTTTGCCTGGTTCTTTCGGTTGGCTTTCCAGCTCGGCGAACCGGGCTTCGGTTTCCTTCGACCGCTTCTCAGCTTCAGCGAACGCCTTCGAGCGTTCGTCGATGCGGTCCAGTTCGGCGTTGAGCGCGTCCCAGTGACCCTGCTCTTCGCCGGTGAACTGGCGGTTGTCTTCTGCGGCGCGGTCGGCCAACTCTTTCATCTGTTCGTAAACCCCGGCCCGCGTTTCGCGTAGCCGCTTGACAATGTCAGACACGACATGTCTCCTATCTGTGCGGTGCGAACGGGCTGTCGGCCGGGTTCACGGATACTGGTTTTGAACGGGGGAACCGCCGAGGGCTGGCGGCCGGTCGGCGGGTTCCCCGGACCCCGCTAGGCGGGGGTTTTCTTACCCTTCAGTTCGAGAAGGGCGGCGTAACCGGTCACCCGTGGCCGCGGGGCCGGTCCGTCACTGCGGACGAACAGCTTGCGCAGTTCGTTGTTCGCAGCAAGCTTGCGGATCTCTTCAATGTCGCCGTCGACTTTGACAGCCAACGATCGCAACCCGACTGTGGTGTCCGAGTAGGCGGGCATGTTGACTGGTGCCACATCCACCAGCTGACCTGACACCAGGATCCGCAGCGGGAACCCTTGGTCGGTGGTCGACCATTCGTCTTCGTAGGTGCGGAACGCGAACGACGATTTGCGGACGTCGCCCCGTTCCACCAGTTCCATGATGTCCGCTCGAGCCAACGGCGGGTCGACTTCGTACACCAACCCGGTTTCGTCGATCGACAACCGCAAGGTTCCCGACGCGGTTGTGCCGAGCAACATGTTGTCGTCGTGGTTGTAACGGGCGATCACGTCGGGCCATCCACGCCCGCGGGTCTGGTTGAAAAACGCCGGCGAGACTTTTTCGACGAACCCGCCGAGGTTGTCCGATTCGCGGTCGAACACGGCGGCGTACCCACCGATGCTCCGTTTGTCACCTTGTACCCGCAGCTCGACGGGAACAGGCGTGTACCGTCGTTCAGTGTCCATTGTCTGCCCTCCTAGGGGGCTCGATGTATGCCCGGTTGGGGGGCTTGTAACCGTTCCCGCGTTCCGGTGGGGTTGGCGGGGGTGGCGGTTCCGGCGGCACCGCCGGCGTTTTGGGTTCCGGTTTGAACTCTTTGCCTTCGCCGTTCGGCAACGGCGGGAGGTCTTCGTAGGCGCGCAACTCGTCAACGCTGTACAGGCCCATGTCCCGCCCGAGTTTGTAGACGTCGTGGCGGGTTTTGATGTCGGCACGCACCACAGCGTCGGCGTTGAACCTGACGTACTGCCGTTCGGGTAGCTGCGCCGACAACCCTGATTCGACGCGGATCATCCACGGCCGCAGGTCATGCAACCGGCGGGTTTGGCGGTGTTCCTCGTTGGTGTAGGTGAGCCCGTTGGCGGCTTCTCCGCCCAGTTCGGTCGGTTCGATCCCGTAGAACGCGGCGATCTCGTTGGCGGTCAGTTTGGCGGTTTCGATGAACTGCGCCTGGTCCGACGGAATGTCGAACGATTTGAAATCCCAGTCCGACCCGTACACCAGTGGTTGGTGGTCCCGCAGCGAGGCGACCAGTCGGGCTTTGATCTTGCGCGCCTGCTCTTCGGTCACTTCCCGGTTCTCGTTTTTGAACTGGCCGGGTGGCACCCCACCCGCTTTGAACCAGTCGATCCCGTACTCCTTCGCCGACAGCCCACCGGTCACCGACAACGCGTAATGTTCGATCGGGGACAACCCGAGTGTGCGACCGGCGAGCACAATCCACGGGATGTGCACCAAATTCTCCGCGGGGATCCGCCGATCCTTCCAATACCACACGACGGTCGGCCAGTCCGAGTCGTCGACGTGGATGTCGTCCAACGACAACCACACAACCTGCGTGGGGAAACCCATGCCGTCGCGGTCGGTGATCAACCCCACCGCGTTGCCCCGCAACGCCAACGACGAAAACGCTTGTGTCAACCAAACCGGCAGCCGCCCCTCGTCGTCCAACAACCGGAACAACTGTGGTAGCGAACCCATCGGTTCGCGGGCGTCCCCGACCCGCCGGTACGCTTTCAACGGCAACGTCGAAACCTGATCGCAGATGTGGCGGACCGCGGCGTACACCGGCACCAGTGACAGCGCTCGAGCCTGAGACACGGGACCGCGCAGCGGACCGCCCACATCCCACGGTTCCCACGGCACCGACGTGATCGCCCGTTTCTCCACTTTCGGGGCGGCGACCATTTGAGAGGCGTTCCAGGGCACTATCGCTCACCTTGGCCTTCTGGTATCATGCTTACCGTCCCGCTCTGGATAGGGCGAAAGTTGATCTGGGTGGTGCCGGATCCCGTAAAAACGTCACCGAAGCGAACGCCAGTTGCGATAGCAGCGAACGGGTTCCTGCGGGGATTCGGACAACAGGTGAAGGCACCTGGCTTCGGTGGCGTTTTACGCTTGTCACCACACACTGTCGAGCACGTCGTACCAGTCGTCCGGGGCTGCCGCACCCGCCAACGCCAAAGTCGCCGACACCAACGGGGAAATGTCCGCTGAAGTGTCCCGACGCAACCACACCCACCGGTCACCCACCGACCGCCGGCGTGCCGCACCCGCCGCAACATCCAAATCCTCATGCGGGCGGATCTTCAACTCCCCAGCCACCAAACGGTCCCAAAACGCTGCACACGCCGCGGCGTAACGGTGCGTGTCGAACGGAATCACCTTCACCGCCCGATTCTCAAGTGTCTCCACCAGGTGCCCCACCGGTCCCAGTTTGTCGACCACCACCTGCGCGCCCCACTTCGCCGCCAACTGCTCCACCCGGTCGGCCACCCAACCAACCCCACTGTGATGCGCCACCAGCTCCACCCGGCCCTCCGGATCCGCCACCGTGATCGACGCCGCGC